CATAACCAGATTTTTCTGTCGGCCAGTAAAACGCAGGCGTATGTGTTCCGTGAATACATCATCGCCTTTGCCCGGCTGGTTGACGTTGACCTGACCGGTGACCCGATTGTCCTGGGCAATAACGGCGCAAAACTGATTTTTCTCGGCACCAACTCCAACACCGCACAGAGCCATAACGGCGACCTGTACGTCGACGAGATTTTCTGGATCCCGAATTTTCAGGTACTGCGTAAGGTGGCATCAGGTATGGCCTCACAGAGTCACCTGCGCTCGACCTATTTCTCCACCCCGTCCACGCTGGCGCACGACGCCTACCCGTTCTGGTCGGGTGAACTGTTTAACCGGGGGCGCGCCAGCGCCGCCGAACGCGTGGAAATCGACGTCAGTCATAACGCCCTTGCCGGTGGGCTTCTCTGTGCGGACGGCCAGTGGCGGCAGATTGTCACCATTGAGGACGCCCTGAAAGGTGGCTGCACGCTGTTCGACATTGAGCAGCTTAAACGCGAAAACAGCGCCGACGATTTTAAAAACCTGTTCATGTGTGAATTTGTTGACGACAAGGCGTCGGTGTTCCCGTTCGAGGAGCTGCAACGCTGCATGGTCGACACGCTGGAAGAATGGGAAGACTATGCACCCTTTGCCGCAAATCCGTTCGGTTCCCGCCCGGTATGGATTGGTTACGACCCGTCACACCGTGGCGACAGCGCCGGATGCGTGGTGCTGGCACCGCCGGTGGTGGCCGGTGGCAAATTCAGAATACTTGAGCGTCACCAGTGGAAAGGCATGGACTTTGCCACTCAGGCTGAATCCATCCGCAAACTCACCGAAAAATATAACGTCGAATACATCGGTATTGATGCCACCGGCCTCGGTGTCGGCGTGTTCCAGCTCGTGCGCTCGTTCTATCCCGCCGCGCGCGATATCCGCTACACGCCGGAAATGAAAACCGCAATGGTGCTCAAGGCAAAAGACGTTATCCGCCGTGGCTGTCTGGAATATGACGTCAGCGCCACCGACATCACCAGCTCGTTTATGGCTATCCGCAAGACCATGACCAGCAGCGGACGCAGTGCCACCTATGAGGCCAGCCGCAGCGAGGAAGCCAGCCACGCCGACCTCGCCTGGGCGACCATGCACGCCCTGTTAAATGAGCCACTCACCGCCGGTATCAGCACCCCGCTGACATCCACCATTCTGGAGTTTTACTGATGAGCAAGAAAAAAGGGAAAACACCGCAACCTGCGGCAAAAACAATGACCGCCAGCGCCCCGAAAATGGAGGCATTCACCTTTGGTGAGCCGGTGCCGGTACTCGACCGCCGTGATATTCTGGATTACGTCGAGTGCATCAGTAACGGCAGATGGTATGAGCCACCGGTCAGCTTTACCGGTCTGGCCAAAAGCCTGCGTGCTGCCGTGCATCACAGCTCACCGATTTACGTCAAACGTAATATTCTGGCTTCAACGTTTATCCCGCATCCATGGCTTTCCCAGCAGGATTTCAGCCGCTTTGTACTGGATTTTCTGGTGTTCGGTAATGCGTTTCTGGAAAAGCGTTACAGCACCACCGGTAAGGTCATCAGACTGGAAACCTCACCGGCAAAATATACCCGCCGTGGTGTGGAAGAGGATGTTTACTGGTGGGTGCCGTCCTTCAACGAGCCGACACCTTTCGCGCCCGGCTCCGTGTTTCACCTGCTGGAGCCGGATATTAATCAGGAGCTGTACGGCCTGCCGGAATATCTCAGCGCCCTTAACTCTGCCTGGCTGAATGAGTCGGCCACGCTGTTCCGCCGCAAGTATTACGAAAACGGTGCTCATGCCGGATACATCATGTACGTCACCGATGCCGTGCAGGATCGCAACGATATCGAAATGCTCCGCGAAAACATGGTGAAGTCGAAAGGCCGCAACAACTTTAAAAATCTGTTTCTCTATGCCCCACAGGGGAAAGCCGACGGCATCAAAATTATCCCGCTCAGTGAAGTGGCAACGAAGGACGATTTTTTTAATATCAAAAAAGCCAGCGCCGCTGACCTGCTGGACGCGCACCGCATCCCCTTTCAGTTGATGGGCGGCAAGCCGGAGAACGTCGGGTCGCTGGGTGATATTGAGAAAGTGGCAAAGGTCTTTGTCCGCAATGAGCTTATCCCGCTACAGGACAGGATCCGCGAGATAAACGGCTGGCTCGGTCAGGAGGTCATCCGCTTTAAAAACTACTCACTGGACACTGACAACGGCTGAACATCGCCGCCTACGGGCGGCTTTTTACAACCCGCCATCACGCCCTCACACGCTCACCACCGCACAAAACATCCCGCAGACACACCAACGCCCCGGCGAACAATCTAAACGCCATCACGACGCGCTCAGACGCTGAAAAAATAAAATCAGCACCACCGCCAGCGCGCAGTGCTTTCCCCGCCTCGCCCGCCCGCTTCATGGGGCGCTTTTGATGCAATTGCATGATAGTTCTGGTAGCGTGCCCCTCTGACACCGCAGAATCATAAAGGTCTATTTTGACGCATGCAAAACCATGCACCTAATGTATGCATAGCATCTCTTACATATTATGAGACTAATTTGCACAGCCTAGCTATCGATGGGCAGTGTACTTCGAGTGGTTTAATTTCCACATGTTCAATTGTTTCCCAAAGAAATCTGAACTCTTTTTGATCTGAATAAATATCCTTAGGTTTAACAAAACCTATTGGTCCTGGAATAGGCTCAAGTCCTGTAAACTCTCGTTTATCATAAATCACTGCGCCCATTTTCGCGCTTTTCAGTCGGATAATTTTATTGAGCGCTTCTGTAACCTCCTCAAAGAAAATACTTGGATAGGCTATCTCTACACAGTAGTTCCCGAAGGTACTATTCAATTTGGAAGGATTAAATTCTTTTGTAGTACATAATACAAATGCATCCTTAATTGAGTAAAAGCTTTTGCCCTGACCAATGCTTACGTTAGAGCACCCTTCACCAATCCCGATCCCTAGACGTGAACACATTTCTACGAAACCAGCATCTGAACTGCCACCACTTATGTTATCAACACTGTAAGAGTGCATGGCTTCACCTCTATCACCTTGTAGAGGGTCTTCATATGCTCGGCACGTTTCAAGAGTGCTCAACCATACTTTTCCGTCACATAATGCCTCTGCGTGTATTTTTTCCTTGAAGAATCTATAAACCGGTCTAATAGGTTCATCTTTAGTGAGTATCTTAGAATTCATTTTTATATTTACTTTCGGAAAAGTTTCTTTTCGTTCTTTTTTTAGACGGCTTTTTCGTCCCATGCTTTCAGTCTCGTACTTGCAGAAAATTTGGTAACCCGTACCGTAAAATACCTGTAAACAAGCAAATAGCACAACATACAAAAGGTTTTTAACTTCTAGAAATATAGGCCAACAATCAAACATTAACGTATAAATACGCACACCATTTGGTTAAATTCACGACCACCCATCATCAGTCGCAAAGTTAAATTTTTTACTATCATAAATTATGGTTGTTCCACGCGCCAGTACGTCGAGTTCCCATCGTTCAGGTGTAACCCCAGCTTGCATTAAATCTAATCGAATTTTCTTTATACGATCTCTTTCATATTTACTCATTCTGGCTGATGGCGCTTGCTCGCTGGTTTTGAGCGGCGCATTGCTTCTTTGCTGCCGATGTTTGCGCGTTGCGCCAGCTTTTAACGCCCCGTTAAGCACCTTCACGACGTCCGGCTCATTCCAGCCAATAACCCCGCGCTCAATCAGCTTTAACACCGCTGCGGCTTGCTCTGAAGGTGTGGGAACAGGTAACGAAGTATCACTGCTGGCAGGCTTTCCACAGTTATTGACAGGACTCCGAGGCGCGGCGATGCCGCTTTTTAAAGTCAAAGGCTCAACGACCGGCACTTTCGGCACAATGCGCCAGTCCGTGGTTCTGGTGATATGAATATGACGCGCGCCGAGATGCGGCGCGTAAATGCCGACCACTCTCTCGACTTCTTCCTCGTACTCGTTAACGTCATCCGACGGGCTACGGGCGACCCTGACAGTCTGACAATCGCGCGGGACATTTGCCCCACCCTGCGCGCTGATATACAGCGCAAAATCACCACTGTCTGCGGCGGCGCGTGCAGCCTCGACGCGCTCGTCAAACTCATCAGCAATGCTGACGCCGCGAGGCAATTTGCGTAATTCACGGTAAGCCCCCATTGTCGGCAGGCCAACCGTTTTAAATTGCGGAATGCGCCACGTTGACGCCCATGCGGTAACAGCCGCGGCAGTATCTTTCAGCGGTCTGCCGGTATCGTTATCGAGCTGCCCATCCAGTGCATAGCCGTCGATATTTTTTGAGATGTATTTCGCGATATACCCCGCAGCACCGCCCCGATTAAGATATTTTGCCTGAAAACGGTTTCGCGCAGCTCCTCTTTCGTCGCCATCCTCTTTGAGCGCGTAGCGACGCATGATTTCGATAATCTGGTTACGCTGGCGTGGATTACAAAAAAGCATCATATGCCAGTGCGGCGTTCCGTCGTGGTGTGGCTCGACGACTCGCAAACCGTAGACCTGTAAATCATTATCCTTGAATGCCGTGCGCATCAGGCTCCAGATACGGCAGAGATAACGCTGCGCATCCTTTGGATTAAATGCCTCATCGTTCCAGCCGTGATTAAGCTGAACGGTTTTACTTTCGCCTTTTCTGACCTGACGTGTCGGGTGATACTTTGACGGCGCGGTCAGCGTGATAAACATCCCCACATCACCCTCTGCGGCGGCGTAACGCTCAATACCGGCAATGGTGTTCATCAGCTCCATCCGGCGAATTTCAGGATTAGAAATACTGCCCATCACCTTACTGATAAGGTCGATGCGCTCGCCGGTTTCCCTGTTTTCAAGGTCACACGATTTAAGAAATTCCAGATTTGCCTGGCGGCGCGCACGCACATCACGAATGGCGTGTTTACTGGCATAAGGAGAACGGTCTTTATTGACCTCCCCGACAGCTATCAGTAACGCTTCATGCCAGCGCATACGCTGGCCTTTAAGCTGATGAGTCCACCACTCATCGTTAAACAGACGAGCAATTGCAGAATATGCCTGCCTCGTGGTCATCTGTCCTTTACGGTATTTTTTCCAGTAAAGCGGGGAAATATTGAAAGCACGTGCAGCGCCAGCAACATGACCATAGAGGTGAGCCTGCGCATCATCCGTAAACAGCGATTCTTTCTCGCCATGCGCATCCACCCAGGCATCGCAGAGTTCCTCATACATCATGAAAAGCTGTGATGAGATACGGGCGGCAAACTTTTTCAGCTCCTTGTCATTCATCCCCGGCAGGCGCGCATACTGGTCGCGCTCTGCCAGAAACAGCAACGACGCGTCGGTGTTCATTTCATGGCGCTGATTCACGCGCTCAATGCGCGGCCATAAACGACGCTGAAAAGTGGATGTGAGGAAATAAAACCCGTGTACCGGGCTTTTATTGCGCCGGATGTAGTCATAGCGTGAAGTAAACAGCGAGCGCAAAAAGTAAGGCAGGCGGTTAATCGTGGATAAAACACCTTGCACCTGACGCATCTCATCACGTGTAAGGGGTCTTTCGCGCCCGACAGCCTCGCGTGGCGCGTTCCATGCATAAGCACCGGTAAACGCCTTACCGGTGCCTGCGGCAAATGCTGACGGAGGGACAAAACGCCCGGAGGCTTTAACGGCCATATGAGCCAAAAGCCTCTGAACAACGCTTGCTGAGTTGCTCAACCTGCGCGTTTAAATCAGCAAAAGACTTTGCGCTTCCGGTCAGAATATCGTGATGCATCAGGCCGGAAACGAGCTGGCTTAATTTCGGGTAATAACCAACCACCGCCAGCCATTCCTGACCGGCGTTTTTACCGCTTTCCGCTCTCTTTTTCTCGTGGAGAATAAACTGAAAGCTGTCACTGGTAACGACATAACGTTCGCCAATTTCGATACGAATACTCATGCCATTCTCCGGTAATGCTTGTTTTTTGCTTCAAAGACTGACTGGCAGGAAACACAACGCGTGGCTGACGGATAAGCCGCACGACGGGCAGCAGGTATTGGCGCGTCACACTCTTCGCAAACCAGCGCAGAAGCACCGCAATGTTTTACCCTTGCCGCGTTAATCTGACGCTCCAGTAATTCAGCCTGTTGTTCCTGAATAAAATCTACGTTGTCCGGCATTACCAGCTCCTTTTGTCGTTAAGTTTTTTAAATTCATCAGCGCAATAGCTGGCAATTTCTGTCGTTAATTTCGTCAGTTCATCCACGGAGGAGATTTGCTTGTGAAATACAGCGCGTTTAACAAGTAAATTGACCACATCAGACAGGAGATTTAATTCGTTCTGATAAATCGCGATAACAGACTCAGTTATTTCGCGTTTTTCTTTATCAAGACCAAGTTGAATAAGAGATAGATCGCCATTTTTCATAACGGTGATTTTTAAGGCGTTATTCAGTAATACAACTGAACGAGAACAGGACATCAAAGCACCTCCCCGCGAGACAATCCGATATTGTGAAATTTTTCCGACTCCTGACTGAGCAGCTCGACTATCTCTACGCGGGATAACTCCGCCTTTGTGATGTGGCGAATCATGGCGTCAAGATGAGAAGAAAAGCGCGTTGCTGCGTCGGCCTGTGCTTCGGTTCTGGCCTGTTGCAGCAGTAATGCGTATTTACCGCACTGATTTTCAGAAACTGTATGCATGACTTTCTCCAGGCAAAAAGAAGCCCCGCACAATTAAGTGCGTTAAAAACTCTGGTTAATTACTTAATGCAGATATTGCTCTGGTTTTACCGACGTCAGAATTGTCGGTGCATACTCAAACAGGCTGAATAATTCACGTAATGCACGGAATAAGGCATCACGCCAGTAACATGATTCTTCATTAATTCGCCAGTATGGCTGGTTGAATTCTTTTTCAGTCAATCCGGCATGCATAAATAAAGTACGGCGCTGACTGACAGTTAAAAAGCTAATATATGCATACTCACTTGCACCGACCTGACGGCGTTTTGAGAATGCCCCACGCAATTCATCAATTGCACATACCAGTCGTTCACGTTCGACGTCGTTCATTTCTTCAAAACGCATCGTTGCGTGACGCTGTTTTAACTGTGCATGAAAGCAAACCGTTAGCCGTTCGCGCTCCATCATCTGATTATAATAATCACATGTATCCTGCCAGCGAGGGACGGCAAGATGCTTGCCAATTATCCGGCGCATAGCTGCTGGCTGTTTTTCAACGAGATTGAGCGTCATCACTGTCATTTCCATACCCTCCGGCTTTTCAGAAAGGTCAGAGCCTTTTTTAACGGACTCTGTTTTTTGGTGCGGATAATGATTCCCTTACGCCCCTTACCGTGGGTGATGGTGAAGTCAATCGCCCTGGGGCTTTCGTTACGCAATAACTGAGCAATACAACGAGGCTCGTTCATCCTTTCCACCTTAAGCCGCACGGCCATGTCTTGATTTGCTGTAACTAATGCGATTTTTCCAGTCATGCCATTCTGTCGGAGCTTCATCAACCAGTTGGGCTGCGTACTTGTCCCACTCACGGCGATTAATCCATAATTCAGCTTTCCCTCTTGGTTTTAATGGGTCTGTCATGTAGAAGGCTGGCAGCTTTCCTGCTTTAGCCATTTCAGCCACCGCGCGTGGTGTCTTACCGATGTAAAGAGCAAAACCTTCTTTCGACAGCAAATCAGATGGGCGCTCTGAAATCTGAATGCTTTTACGTTTGGCTTCATTTTCGAAACTTGCCTCATCGCTAGTTGGACAAGAAATTTCTACATTTGTCGTCACTTTGCTATCCTCCATAAGATTTGCGATTCACCAACTGGAGCCATCTAGAGCCTTTTTGAGTGAATCACAAATTGCCAAGTAGCAATATAATTGGAGATTAGCAAAATTATGTCAAGTGAACAAAGTGAGAAACTAAAGCTCATCCGTGAATCCGAACGCCTTAAAACTAAGGAACTTGCTGAATTAATTGGAATTAATTACTACACATATCATGGATATGAATCAGGAAAATCAAAAATGCCTATGGAAGCAGGTATGAAGCTGTTTAAGCATCCACGCTTTCGCAAGTATCGTGACTGGTTCATGTTTGATGAAACAGATCCAGCAGCTGGACAAATAGCCCCGGCTCTCGCACACATTGGGCAAGACTCAACAACCTTGCACCACTCAGACCAGAAGACTGGCTGACAATTTATTCAGCATATGTGTGTAGTAAATGTACGAAAGAAAATTGCATTAATTTTCAAGTAGTAGAAGTAAACAGCGTCATCGGAGGGCTTTATGTCTATTAAAAAGCTCGATGATGGTCGTTATGAAGTGGACGTCAGACCGCAGGGTGCAGATGGAAAACGTATCAGGCGGAAATTTAAAACTAAAGGTGAAGCTCAGGCATTCGAACGTCATGTATTGGTTAACTACCACAACAAAGAGTGGTTGGAGAAACCAGCCGACCGCCGAACTCTTACAGAGTTGTTAGGTAGATGGTGGATATATCACGGAAAATCACATGAGCGTGGAGATATTGAACGGGGGCGTTTAACGACAATAATCGCCAAATTTGCAGAAATGGGAGTGTCCAGAGCTGACCAGCTAACAAAGAAAACGATAACTGATTATCGCGTTGTAATGATGAACGATGGTCTAAAACCAGCCAGCGTAAATCGACATCTGGCAATAATGAGCGGGATGTTCACCAAGTTAATTGACGCCGGTGAATACCACTCCCACAACCCGTTCCGTGAGATTAAACGGTTACGTGAAGCTGTTACGGAAATGGCTTTTTTGTCCAGTGAAGAGATTACGCGGCTGTTATCCATGCTTGATGGTGATGAATTAAATGCAACTCTGGTCTGCCTTTCTACTGGTGGACGCTGGAGTGAAGTGTCTAATTTAAAAGCTGAACACATCATTAACCAGATGGTTACGTTTATGAAAACTAAAAACGGAAAACGCAGGACAATTCCCGTTTCGCAGGACCTGATTAAACGGATCAAGACCAAAAATTCAGGCAGGCTTTTTAATGCCAGTTACTACAAAGTGCGTAACGCTCTCAGGGAAGTAAAACCCGATTTACCTGACGGACAGGCAGTACATGTTTTGAGGCATACATTTGCCACACATTTTATAATGAATGGAGGTAACATAATCACATTGCAGCGCATCCTGGGTCATTCTAACATTCAGCAAACTATGACCTACGCACACTTTGCACCGGATTTCTTACAAGATGCTGTGACTCTTAACCCGGTGTCAGGAATGTCCATAATGCGTCCATAA